GAAGAAACTTGTAGTGAACAAAGTATTGAATCTTAGTAGTTAACGGGTCATCTTCCTGATAATTACGTCGAATAGATAAAACTTTGTTGTTTTCTTCACTAATAGTGACGATATACGGAACTTTAATGCCTGTTTCTTCACCATCCTCGTCTTGATGCTCATAGCCCGGTAAGTCTAAGTCCGCGTGGAACTCTAACAAAGTGCAGTCGTAGTCCACATTAGAGGAACTCATGCCGTCTATGTAGTCCGTTTCTTCTGAAATGCTAGAAGTGCCTTGCTGTGACGGTAAAACAGCAACGTCTCTATAGAAACCGCTTACCTGCTGCTTGCGCAAATCGTTTAAAGAAGTACGAACAACGTGTGTTACACACGGGCAAGTCAACAAATCGGTTGTTTCATACGGGACAACAAGGTATTCCGCCGGTACAAACTTACTTACTGGACGGCCAAGCGTGTCATCAAAGTAAACCTTCTTAAACGTACTGCCTGCCAAGGGCAGGTTAAACAACATCTGGTCAAATTCTGGTGTGTACTCTTCCATTACATTAGTAATGTAGTAGTTCATAAAGTTTTTAACGCGAGAAGCCTGCTCTACTTTAGCGTGAGTCTGTGACCCAAGAACCGCGGTTCGTACAGGGCCGTCTGGGGGCAGTAGCTCGTTAAAGGCTTGTGCTTGGAACTGTACAGCCGCTTCGGCCAACACGGGGTGAGTGACACCGGTTGCACCTCTAAACGGCATTGTGCGTTCTTCGTACTTAAACCCCAGTAACTCTAGGCCGTTGGAATATGTCTCTTCCCAATCTTGTCGAGAGGACTTATTAGACGTGTACTGGTCCATCAAATCGTTTGATACTTCAGCAAGCTCGGAATCCGATAAAAACTCGGCCAAGTTGTCAAAGAAATCATCTTCACGTTCTTTGTTACGCAGAGGATCAAAGTCCAAAGTGACACCACCGTCTTCGTCTTCGGTGATCTCAATGCCTTCAATACTTAAAGCACTGTTGGTTTCTAAGCCGTTGGGCAGTGCTTCAACTTCTACCGCTAAAAGCTCTTCGTCTCCAAGCTCCATGCCTTCTCGTTCGATTAACGATACGGGAGGTCTGTTTTCATTTGCCATAGATGTTTACTCTTGCTTACGTGTTGCTGTTTAAGACATGCCCGATTCGGTATTTATGTCCATATCTTGCAGCCGTGGAAGACCGTTATTAGTGCGATAATCGTTAATCTGCCTAAGTTCTTCCAAAGTATAGCCATTTCTTCTTGCAAAATCTGCTTCGTACTCTTGGTATGCGGTATTATACTGCAATTGTCCGACCATTCCCGGAACATTCAACGAGCCACCGGTCATATAATCGTCTCGCTGCGGAACGGCATTGCCGTAGCTAAAGTTGTTGTAATCTACAGTGGTGTTTGCGTCAAAGTCCGCCCCGGAAGTATCCGCTAAATCTTCTACAGCAACGTCAGTTAACTCTAACTGAGGCAGAGATTGGTAGATCTCTGGGACGTAAACATTGTCCGCCATAACCTGATCAGGCGAATACTGGTATTGCGTAGGATTAATGACCATACCTTGAGTAGGCGTGTAACCACCTGTCTGAGTTTTAATAACATCCGAGATGTCAAAGTTAGGCCGAAGCTCTTGCAAATAATTGTAAGGTTTTGCTTCTGGCACAGCTACAACCGGGGGCGGAGTAAACAACGTTGCAGGAGTATCTACTACCGTAGCCGCAGGAGGCGTGTAAACCGACTCAGTTGGAGGCGCGGGCGGGTTGTAAACCGAAGGCGGTAACAACGTTTCTACACGTTCTTCTTCCGGAACAAAGTAATTAGGCGGCGCTACCGCGGCCTCTACCGGAGCAGTCGGGTAAGTTATTGGATTCGGAATAGGTTGTGAAGCAGCTACAGGGGCCGCGGCCACGGGTGTAGGCGCTACCGGCGTAGCTGCTACCGGAGTGGGAGCTACCGGAACAGGCTCTACCGGAGTAGTAGCTGCGGGCGTTACCACCGGAACACTTAGTACAGGGTTGTCTTCAAAGTTGATGGGTGTTTCAACCACCGCTGGCTCAGTATATGCCGGTGTAAAGGAACCCGGATTTGTATTGGTGGTGGTATTGGTGGTGGTTAGCGGATCAGGGGTGACAAAATCCAAGGATGCGTCTGCTACTGGATTCCCAACATAAACAAAATCATCTGCCCCCGTAAGCATCTGCCCGCTTTCTCCCCCAAGCCCAAGATACGCATACCCTTCCGGAGGGTTCGACGAATCTGAAAAATCTAAAGAAGGATCTAAACGAGGATCATAGTTTTCTACCGGACCACCGGGAGCAAAAGTCTGTACCGGCGTTCCACGTGAAACATTACCGGCTCCCGCTAAAGGACCCGTGCTGTATTTATTCAACAGGTTTGTTAAACCCTGCGTAACTCTAGGTTTGTTCATGTTTACCCTGCCGCCCTCAGAAAATTTTTGTTGTATACGAGCCTCGACCCGCGGGCCAGTTTCTGTATCATACCCCGCGCCAATAGATGCGTCCGAGTTTGGCCCAAGGGGGTTTTTAAATTGTTTCTGAGCGTCAACCGCAAACCGCGGATCGCCTTGCGTAGAAACAGAACCAGTAAACCCTAAATTAGAATCGCGTCCAAAAACACCCGGATACTGCTTTGAAACTTGAGCCGCTAACGTAGCATCACCGCCCTCGGGGCGATATGCCGACAGCCCTAGATTAGAGTTTTCACCAAGAACACCCTTAAACTGCCTACTGGCCGCAAAGTCATTGCCTATCTGTTGAACCTCTACAGGGAGATTTAATCCCTCCACCGCTCTATTAAACAATTGGTTGCCCTTCGCTTCGCGGGACACGGCCAGCCCCGCAACAATAGCTTTAGTCGGACCATCAAGGCTTTCTACCCCCTCTAACGCCTCTAGAATTTTAAATTTTATAAATTCTTCTGCGTCTTGAACAGGCTGTTCAAATTGATTCCGGACCCTTCTCTCTAAGGCATCTACATTTTCATCTCTTCGAGAACCCGTAATAGGGACCCCCATCGAATCAATTCGTTTATCAGCCATAATATGCTCCAGACGCAATAGTTACATGTTCGTCGCCTTCTTCAAAATCGTCAGACGGCAACTGTACAAAATTTCCCTGCCGATAGCGCATCAAAGCCTGCGTAGTACTATCGACTAAGTCATCGTGGGTCCCGTTAGGAAAAGCTGCACATTCTTCAATAACTTCATGTGCCCACGATTCGTCGGGTGCCCATATCATACCAGCTTCAAATAAAGGTGAAATACTGTGGACCCTAGAAAGCTTGTCGTTTCCACGACTTGGAGTGAAATTTACCACAGGAATGCCAACTTGTCGTAATTCCTGCGTCAAAGGGGTCCCTGATGCCTTCGCTTCAACAATAACCGTCTCAGGCTCCCAATACTTGTACTGATCCATAGCAATTTCTTTCAACTCAGGAAAATCCCACCGGCCCTTCTTCGCATCCAATAATATTAAATGCGCCGCACCACCTATCTCCTCCGGATAAAATACACCCCAAGTAGTAATAGCACTATAGTCCGCCGTCTCCTTCTTACTAAACGCCGTGTCATAACTCTGGATCACATACTGCAAATTAGGGATATGATCCTTCTCCCACACGTTCCACCACTCACGCTTCAAGATAGCCAACGTTTCAGACGTGGGGTTCTGCTGATACTGCGCGTTCCACTGGTAAGCAGGGATAGAAGCCTTAACCGACTCCAACTCCTCCTTCTTCCAAAACTCCGGCCAACACGGCTCACCAGACTCAAAGATAGCCGGTAACTCAACTACCTCCCACTGATCAGCATTGGGGTCTTTAGTCATTTGACGGATCAAGTTGCCCGTCATGTCCTTCTCCGACCACCGCGTCTGGATCAAAACAATAGCACCACCCGGCTGGAGACGTTGCCGGGGACCCGCGGTGTACCACTCCCATGCATTCTCAAATCCGCTGGCGGACATCGCCGTCTGCTCCGAGTGCGGGTCATCAATAATGATTAAGTCACCACCGCGGCCCGCGAGGTTCGATCCAACGCCCACGGCGTAATACATGCCACCAGACTTCGTGTCCCACCGACCAGAGGCTTTACTGTCCGCAGATAGCTTCGTATCGTCAAAAACCTCCTTGTACTCCTCCGTTTCCAACAAGTTCTTAACCTTACGACCAAAGTTCACGGCCAGTTCGGTGGTGTGTGTCGCTTGTATGATCTTCATTGACGGCCTGCGGCCAATCATCCACGCAGGAAACAAGTACGAACCAAACTCAGACTTCGTGTGTCGCGGTGGCATGTTGATGATCAAGCGTTTAAGTGTGCCGTTCGCAATCTGTTCTAGCTTCTCTGCGATCAAGTGATGGTGCGTACCAGCAATGAACTCGGGCCACATAGCTCTTACAAATGGTAAAAATTCATTGTGACAAGTTTCTACCTTCTCAAGCTGCTTTAAACGCAGTTCTAAGCGTAGTTTTTGGATGTCGGCATCTGTTTGAGTGTCTAGGTTCAAAGGGGTCCCTAAGCGTTATTTTGGGCCAATATAGCACTTTTTTAAGTCAGTTAAAGCCATTTGTTTTGAGTGGGTACTGTTTGTTTAAAACCTGCACCTTTACATGCTTTGTTTTTTTTGCCTAACGGCCGCGTTGGGACGCGCGTGGTGCCCGCTCTAACGAGCGTGATTAGCCTCAATTGGCCGAGGGACCCTAAGCGTTGTCGTTGGGTAATGGTGCTCGGTGCCGGCCATAGGTCCGCGGGTCGCGGATAGTTTGCTGCGCGGAATGGTGCGCAAATAACGGTCAATGGTCCGCGGTTAACCGGCAATGTGCGCGGCCAATGGTCCGCGGTTAACCGGCAATGTGCGCGATGCGCGGTTAAACCTGCGCGGTCAATGCTGCGCGGGTCGTGGTGCGCGGCGCTCATACGAATTCAAAGCCGAGCGACCGCGATGCGCGGCGCTATTACACTCTTTTATGGCAGGCATAAAAAAGCCCGCACGATGGCGGGCATATTGAGAGAGTTTAGGGTTTAGAAGGTAAAGCCGATATAGACGGGAGTATTGCCCAAAACCAGCATGTCGCGGCTTATATCGTCCCAATCATTGATGCGATACTTTTTAAAGCTTCGGTCATATTC